TACCCCTACCGTTGCTTGACGACCTGTAAAGTCCCCTGAAAACAAAGTTATATTGTTTTCACGACCAATTGAAGTAAATCCTTTAGATTTGAGCTTTTGACAAAATTCTGTCATACTTCCCTCAATGGGAATACCCTTAAACGAAAGGTGCTCTTGTGCCATAATGTCAATGACTGCAAAGAGTACTGTTAAGGTGATTAAAATTTTCTTCATACTTATCATATTTAATTGGTTATATAGTAGTTAATAAATTAAAGTCTTCAATAGATATTTTACCTATTGAAACAAGCCATTCAAGATAAGAAATATCATCTTTAATATCGCCAAATTTTTGTCCCTTATATTTCCCAAAATCAATAATCCTTTCTGAAATAGATATATCCAAAGTTTTTTCGACATTTGGATACAATCGTTTAAGCTCTTTAAAGTCTATTTTGAAAAGCCTATCTGTCGTTTCTAACCAATAAAGATATTGATAATCCATTTTATAAATATCCCCCAAAGATTTCCCTTTATATTTCCCAAACATAAGTATCTCATCCGCTTTGTGAATAGGAAATATTTCATCAAGAGATACGCCAGGAACATCAATTAAAACCCACTCTCCACATCCGGCACAAGGGATTTCTTCATCTTTGATATTTGGATAACACTCTTTCCTATAAGTGTCATCAGGTTTACCATTCATAAAGCATTTACCATAAGCTTTTCCATATTTACCACGTGGCTTTACTGTTTCAACTAAAAAGGTTCTATCTCGATCAGGGTCAATACGCCTCTCTTCACTTGATGAGCGTGCTAAACCCAACTCACACCGTTTAACTAAAAATGGTGTTCGCTTACCTATATTGTAATAAATATTAAAAATATTATCGTGTGGGTACATATCTTATTCTCATTGTGGTGGACACTCAATTATCTTTAAATAATTTGTCAAGTTCTTTTCTTATTGCGCCTAACGCTATATTTTGGTCATGGCTTACAGTCATTCCTATTCCACTACTTTTTACTACTGCTATACGTTGATTGTTATTGTAGTCGTAAAATGTTACTGTAATATATGTATGTCCTCCATCCCATTTTTCAGAAGTAACATGGATATTAGGCGTAAGAATGCTATCAGAACACTCCAATACCTTTGAGATATTAGAGGTAGATAACACTTTTAGATTTGTTTCTGCAATTTGATTTTGAACTGCCATTATAATATCATCTAATTCTCTATCACCTGATGATTCACTACCAAAAATAACATACTTGTACTTGCTTACATCTGCATTGCTTGATAGTACAATCCTGCTTGATGCACAAGATGTCATTAATGTTATAATAATAGCGATAGGTATAATTTGTTTGATTAATTTCATATTTTTCTTTATTCCTATGGCTCATTAAGTTCCAATAAAGCCGTTAATTACACAGAAGCGTGGAACTGCAATGCCACGTCTTTGTTGAAGGTCGTAGGAAAACCCTAATGAGCAGATGTAGTAATAGCAGCCCACGCTATAGCGTGAGAACCACTATGCCATCCTTGCTCATTTTGAAAATTTCCTACGTTTTCAACAACAAGATAAGCATAACGCTTCTTTCTTTTCTAATATGTCTTGGACGGAGTTTCCCCAATCCAAACACAAAAGTAATGAAAAGTTGTGATAATCACTTATGTTGCAACAGATTTATTTGCTCGCTGTTTAAAATCGGAATTCTACAGTTTCATTCCTCTGCTTTTCCTTTGCGGTTGTATAGGTCGGCGTATGTTCTGCTTTAACTTCTCGAACTGTTCCTTGAACCACTCGGCAATGGGCTTTCGGTCGATGGCAAGAACTAATCTCGTCCCGTCCGTGGGGTCTTTCACTACTTGAAACCCAGCCTTTTCGGTCGTGAATTTCCGTCCGTGTTCTTCCGAGTAGAGTTCCCCTGCATACTCCAACGGCTTTCCCTTGACGAGCGTTGCGGTCTGTCTTTCATCGAACCCAATAAGGCGGCAGAGGTTTTCGATACGGAGCATTTCACGGAAATAGGGAAACCATGCCGCAGCCCTTGCAATTACCGTTTTCAAGAAAGATATTTCCTCCTTGTGCTTCGTTTCTTTGTCCGCTATCTCCCTGCGGTGCTTCCGTTCTACTTCTGCCATCTGTCGGCTGTGGTCTGCCTGCATGTTCTGTATTCTGTCTTGCAGGGCTTCGATGGTTTCCTCGTGGTCGGCTATCTCTCTATGCAGGGCGGTGTTCTCCCTTTCCAATGTCTTGACCTTGTTGCTGCCGAAAAGAGAACCGACACTCTCGGCGATGTTAGCGGCTGCGGTGGTTGCTGCCCCTTTCAGCTTCTCGGTCTGTATTTCTTTTTTCGCCTGTCTTAGTTCTTCCCGTGCCGTTTCTTTCTGCTGTTGCAAATCCACCACTTCCGCTTTGAGGTCGTCGGCAAGTTTCTGTATATCCCGATAATACTGCTGTGTGGACTTGTGGCGAGCTTTCGAGCCGTCTATGCCTCTTTGCAGCCCGTATTTCGCCATCGCTTCGGCATAGGTATCTTGGTAGGACTTCAATTTCAGCCGTGTCATAATATCGTCTGCGCACAGCCTCACGGTGTCGGTCGGCTTCTTGCGGTATCGCTTCTTCGTCTGTTCCTCCCTTTTCCTGCGCTTTCGCTCTCCTTTGACGATGGGGACGAGCGTGACGTGTATGTGCGGCGTTTCCTCGTCCCTGTGCAGGTGAGCCGCCACGATGTTCTCCTTTCCGAACGTGTCGGCGAAGTATTTCAGATTGTCGGCGCACCACTCGTCCAAACGTCCCTCTTCCTTTATCCGCTTCATGTCCTCGTGCGTTCCCGATACGTTGATGCGGATAGCCCGTACTTGGTTGCTTCCGATTTTGCGTGTCAGCCCCGCTTCTTCCAATCTCCGCTGTATAGCCGCCGAACGGTCTTTCACCCCGTCGGGGTAGTCGATGAGCCTGCGGTTTAAGTACGTGCGTGTGGGGTCGGCGTTCTTCGGTATGATGAAACGCTCGATATGTGCGGTCGTTCCGCTGTCGCTGCCGTGCGCCTTTTCCATGTGTAAAACTACGAAACCCATATATTCTTCCTTTCTTTTTTGGCTTGTGAAACAATGATTTTTTGTATTTTCGGGGGCGGCAAATGCCGTCCCCGATGGGGTGTGCAGAGGGGCTTGCCCCTTGCCTTATTGGGGAATTTTCAGCGTTGCTTGCAATGCGGCTCGGAAAATTCCCTAATAAGCTATGGTATTTTCTTCGTAAATACCCTGCGGCGTGCTGCCCGTCTGCCTTTCGGCGGTGGCTGTCCCTGCCGTCTGCTTACCCGTATAACCCCACCTTATTATTTTTCCCTTTCGGTCGGTGGTGGGCGGCGGGGCGGTCGTTTCCGTTTTCAAAGGCTCTTTTGCACGGGGCGGTCGGATACAAGGTTTTCCCGATAAATACGCTCGCAGCGAAGCGAGAGGAAGATTTATCGGGAAACGGCGCAGCCGCTTGACCTTTTAGCCGACATAAAGCCCCGTGCTTGCTTTGCCTTTGTAAACGGAAATGATTGCTCCGCTTTCCTCTGAAAAGAGGAATAGAACCTGCAATATATATCACCATAGTGATAGGTTTGCATGTTGGTATGCTGGTATGTTGGTATGTTTGCATGTTGGTATGTTGATATGTTGGTATATCATCACGCTTTCCAACGGCTGTTGGGCTTGCCGTCCGAAACAACCGACACGAATACCGTCGTTTTCTCTTTTCGCCCGTGTATAATCCTTTCCAATAATGCCCTGCGGACTTTCGCCGCCCCGAACGATTCGACACGGAAAGCGAGGGCGGCTATCGTTTCGAGGTTGTAAACCTCCGCGCTGTATCTGTCCGATATGCGGATAATGCGCTTTATGTCATATATACTCAAAACTCCGCTTTTGCAGAGTGCCTTTATCCCTGCCCGAACCGTCGGGACGATAACCCCGAACAGTTCGCAGATTTCCCACTCGGTCATGGCGGTTGCACCTATATCGTTCGGCAGGAAGATATTGCCCTGCTCGTCCATCGTGATAATATTCCTTTTTTCTTTCATCGGGATTCTGTTTTTAATTAGATGGCTCGGCAGATATTCTTCTCCATATCTTCCAACTTGTGCGACAAGGTTTCCATGTCTTGGCTTATCTTCTGGGCGGTGATTTTGGCGTAAATTTGGGTGGTCTTTATGTTGGTATGCCCTAAAAGACGGCTCACCGTTTCGATGGGTACGCCGTGCGATAAAAGTACGGTCGTAGCGTTCGTGTGGCGTGCAACATGGTAGGTCAAACGTACCTTGAAGCCGCATTGTCTGCCTATCTCTTTAAGTATCTTGTTGCAACTTCCGTTGCTCGGAACGGGGAAAACATGACCGTCCCTTGCCAGCCCCTTGTATTTCTCCATGATACGCTTGGGAACGTCCAAAAGACGGATGTTCGATTCGGTGTTGGTTTTCTTTCTTCGGGTGATTATCCACAGATTGCCGTCGAAGAATGTTTGCAGGCGGTCAATGGTAAGGTTCTTCACGTCCGAATACGCCAAACCCGTAAAAACAGAAAAGACGAACAAGTCCCGTACAAGTTCATGGGTGGCGTTCTTCATCGGTGCGTCCATGAGCGTCTGTATCTCCGTTTGGGTGAGGTAGCCCCTATCCACGCTTTCGGGAGAGTTGATATATCCCG